TTTATCACTTACTATCTGTCTTATTTTTTTATCTGGATAAATACATTCTTTGTCATTAGTTCTAACTAAAGAAAAAATATTATAATCTGCTGGATAATTTTTAGCTATAAAGCTTGAAGTTTTACCTCCACTAATTGAATTAACTGTTATCATAATTCTTTAATCTTTCTTTTAATATTCTCTATAGCTTCTTCATAGTCAATTCTAGATAGTTTTGTAGTTACGTGCATTCTAGATTCTAAATTAGCTACTGTTCCTTCTCCCCATTTATTCTCTACTCCCCTGGCGGCCTTAATTTGGTTACCGCTAAGAAAAGTATTACAATAGGAACATTGAGCATTTACATTTTTCTCATCAAATCTTATTGAGAGATAACGTCGGCTAAATAGATGGCCCGCGTGAGTAGACCCTCCAAAAGCTGGAGCTTCTTTACCACAAGAAATACATTTACAATTTCCTTTATAATCAGAATCTCTTAGTCTAATGTATTCGCTGAATATCTTATCAAGCTTCTTTTTAAGTTTACTTATTGTAGCCATTTTTTGTAGATTCTATTATTTCTTTGCATAATAAATAAGGTATTTTACTCCTTTCATAATTATTTTTTAATCCTTGCGTGCCTGTGTTACTACCTCTTGGAGCAGATTCGTGATGACAATTTATATTATTATTAAAACATTTTTCTTTTGGTATCCATCCATTTTCATTAAATAAATTAAAAATGTTATTGCTAAAAATATCAGTTGGCTTTGCTCTATTATCTCCATATTTACAATACCATATTGTTGTTTTAGGTATTCCTAACATATATTTTTGTTTTCTTAATAAACCTCTAGGATTCTCAATATAATAAATACAATTATAATGTTTTATTAATTCTAAAGTCTTTTTTACTAATCTATCTGACTTTAAAGCAAATTCAGATAATTTATTATTTGTTGGTCTATGATGACTAATAGCAGCAATAGAGTATGTAGTACAAGGAGGAGATGCCCATATCATATCTGGTATAAATGGAATATCTTTAGGAGATAAAAATTCTATGTCTTTAACTAAATTTATATTTTTAAAATTGTTTATGTCAACACTAAAAACATTACATCCTAAATCATCAGCAACATTACCAATAGACCTACTACCAGCAAATAACTCTAAAATATTCATTTACCTATCTTTTTAACTTCTCTATTTTTTAAAGCTTTGCCAAATCCTTCCATTCTTTTTTTATAAATAGTATATTCTTCTATTGCATTAGACTGCCTTCTAAATTGTTCAGATTTCCTATAATCTCTTAAAAATTTATTCCAAGTTGGAACATTAACAAACAAAGGAGGATCATTATCCTTAATCCCTTTGTGAATTGCAAATCTTACTTCTTCTATTTCCATAAAAGAATATCTAGTTATTAAATCTTCTACAAAAATTTTATTAAGAGCATTAACTATTTGAGCTTCTGATTTATGTCCAAGATGAACATAAAATTCTGATAAAATATTAAAGCATTCTATTACTAATTGCTTTTCATTTGTTTTATATAGATTCCAAATCTGCTTACTTTTGTCCTTCATTTACTTGCTTTTTTACTTCTATTATTACATCCATTAATAAATCATAAACTGATTCTAAATCATTTTCCCTAGTCCACTTTATCACTTCTTTTTCATATTGATTAGCTACTTTAACTAATCTATTAAATTTCTGCTTTACTATTCCAGAATGTGTTCCCTTTAAAATATAAAGCTGCTCATTAAAAGCTCTAAATGTAGCTATTAATAAATTTAAATCTATTTCTTCTTCTTTAGTCATCATATTGATTATTAATTAAATTAAGTCCTTTTTCATATTCTGAAAGTATTGCTTGAGCTTTACTTCCTTTTTCTTCTTTTAATTTAAATAAACCTTTCCATCCATTTTCTATTGATTGATTTATTATAGAAGATTGAGTTTCTAAACATCCTCTCGATATTTTTAAAAGTTTTACTATAGCTGCTTTTTCTCCAATTGGCTTAAATTTAGTTTTAAACTGTTCATTTTTAAATTCTTTCCAAAGTTTCCAAGATTCAAGATTTAACTCAATTGGATAATTAAAAGCTTCTGTTTTATTACTATTAGTATTTACTTTAATTAAGTCTTTAGTTATATTAGTCTTTAGTAGTTGCTGATTATCAACATCTGGATTATCCACATCTGGATTATCCACATCTTGAAAATCGGTATGTGGCTTCTCAAAAATTAAATAATCCCATTTAACTATCTTTCCAGCTTCATCTCTTACCTTCTCTCTTTTCATATATCCATTAGCAGTAAGCTCTTTAAAAGCAGAATATATAGACCCTTTGCCATCTTTATGCCATTTACCAACTTCTTCTACATAAAGAGTCCAATCGTTTGGTAAAGCTAGAATATGACATAATAAACCTTTAGCTTTTAAGCTCATATTTTTATTAAAAATAAAAGCATTATTAATAGTAGTAAAATTAGTGTCTTTTTTAACTCTAATAAGTTTCATATCCCAATTCTTTTCTTACTTTATTTTGTAAAGTAGTTTGTCTTTTTTTATAATTTTTACCTCTAAGCTCTTTATGCTCTTTCTGAATATCAGCACTTGTTCTTCTTATAGTTTCACTTGAAGTTAATTTATAATTAGCTATCATATTAAGAAAATCAAAAGCAGATAATTCTTTAGGATCAGCTCCAGATTTTATAATTTCTTTATACCAAAAATTGGCAATTAGTTTATTACTAAAATCACTATTACTTGGATTATCCATTAACATCTTAATTATTTTATCTCTAACTGTTTTCATAATTCTTTAACTTTATTTTTAATATTTAATCTTTCTTCAATTCTTTGCTTATTAATTCTTCTAGCTTCTTCTATGATGCTATCAATTTCAACATATCCAATCTCACATTTAGCTACTTCTAATAAACTATCATATTTATTAAAGTAATAACTATCAGTATTTAAAAAGCTTTTATGCTGCTTATAGTGATGGATAATAGATGCGTGATTCATTTTAAACTCTTTACCTATTCTGGACCATCCAAAGTCTAATAAGTCTTTAGATAAAGCATAGGCCATTCTCCGAGCATCTATAAGCCTTCTTTCTCTTGAATTTAAATTAAAATCTTGTAAGCTTATATTATGAATTAAGCAAGTACATTTAATAATGCTTTTGACATTATCTTTTTCTTTAATTATTCTTTCTATCTCATCCATTGAATTCTTCTTTAACTATATTATATATTGTAATATCTAAATCTTTTAATTCTTTTAAAATCTTTCTACTTTCTCTCCTGGCTTCATCTCTTTTAGATTTACTAATATCTAAGCCAGTTGATGAGTTAATTACTTGGTGACTTCTAAAAAGAATTTCATCAATTTTTTCTTTTAATAATTTATCTTTCATAATTTAGAATTAGCATCTGATTCTATAATCTCTAAAAGCTCTTCTGTTTCTATATAGTCCCAAAATAACTGAGTTAATTCTTCAGAGTTAATTAATACTTTTTTTATTTCAAGTTCAGAAGAAGGAGGAGAAAAATAATCTCCTCTATCTTTTGAATATTTATAGAAGATTTCCATAATATAATCATCTTCTTCTATATAATAAGAATCTACTACCATCATCTTAAAAAGGTAAATCATCTTCTAAATCATTAGTCTCTTTATCAAAGTCATAATTATCTAAAAGTGATAATTTATATTCTTTTGATTTTTCTATCTGTTCTTTGATCCAGGCTGGACAAATCTCATTAAGCCATTCTTTATTAAATTTATCAGTATAATTAAACTCAAAAGAATCATTAATTTGACCAGGAGCTTCTACTCCTTTAGATAGACTGCTGATATTAGAAATAAAAGCAAACATTTTACCAGAATTAGATTCTTTATGAATAATTGAAATATTGCAAGCTATTCCGATTAGTTTTGTAACATCAAAATTAGCAAGCTCTTTAGGACTAAAAGATTTACCCCTCCAGCTCTCTAGGTCCTTTCTAAGATTGCTTTTTTCGTGAAGTGATAAAGTATATTCTTTATCTATAACAAGTGGCTTAGACTCTCCATTAAAGTCTTTAAGCTCTAAAGGAAGTTCAAAAGTTAATCTTATCTTATTAGCTTGCTTCTTTTCTCCTTGATACTCAAATTCTTGAGTTCCAATATGTATCATAGAATAACACCTTGCTATGTGAGTACCACTTGGAATAAGTTCTTTTTTAGTTTTAGTTGATTCTGAAATAATAATAGACATTTTAATTTTTTATTTAGTTATAAATTTATTTAGTTCCTATTTTAAAGTAAAAAAATAAGAGCAATAGGATAGCTCCAGTAAATCCTCCTATAATTAAATCCAAAAGAATAGGAGTAAAATAATAGAGAATCAAAGTTATTAAAGCTATAATAGTAGTATAGCTGCAAACATCATCTAAATCAAATTTAAAAAATTGTACTTCAGTACCTAGTTCTAATTTTGCTTGATTCTTTAAAAATTCTTGCTTTGCTAAGTCTTTCATTACTTTAAGTTATTTATAGAAGTTAATCTTTGAATTAATAAATCTAATCCATCTGCTTTTCCTTGATGATAAGATGCCATATTAGAATCTTTTCTTTGTTCTTCTTGTTTAGACTTGTTTAGCTCTAGCTCTTTGTACTTTCTAAACTCTGCTATTGATTGCATAATTAATAGTTCTTTTGTACTCATTTTAATTTAGTTTTATTTAGTTAGTTTTAAAAATATAAAAGATTTATCAATGACATTTTCAATATCATCGTGAATCTCCTTCAATAATTTTGTATTTTGATTAAAATCTTTACCTAATTCTGACTCTTTAAAATCATCAGATACTTTTCCATAGCTTTCTCTTTCGTAAAGTTCTTCTTAGATGCTATCAAGTATTCTAGCCATTACTTTTAATTCTTTAAAATTCATTTTAATTTAGTGTTAGTTAGTTTATACCACCAAAACCCCACATTGTGAAATGTAGGGAAAAAGTAGTTATTATTAATTTATCTTTCTATAACCTCAATCAAATTATCTCCAAAAGTTTTAAGAGCATATAAAGTAGCCTCTTTTATATTATCAGCATTTAAGAAAGTTACATTAGTTACTAATTCTGTTCCTTTGTGTAGTCTTGTAAAATAAATCTTGTACATTGTGTTTGTTTTTAGTGTTATTGTTGGTACAAATATACAAGCTTTTTTTAATTGTGCAAACTTATTCACAATAAAAACACAAAAAAAAGTAATTAAATTAACTTTACTAGGTTAAAATAATTATATAAAAAAGTTAAAAAGAATTAATATTTATTAGTTTTAAGACAAAAAAAGAGCCTATTAATTAAAATAGACTCCCTGAAAAACTAACACAAAATTGATTAAATGAATCAAAAAGCAAATATATTAAAATATATGAGTTAAATGAGCTACTTGACCATTTTCATTATGAATAAATCCTTCTACTGCTTTACTTTGTGGACTACCAGTAAACCCTTTTTGATGATGCCAAGAATCAGTTCCACTAGGACTTCTTAAAAATTCACAAGTGACCCCTATATCATCAAAGCTAGACATAAATTTATATCTTTGCTTGTGGTGAATATGATGCAAATACCAATATCTATATTTTGTATCGGCCCATAGTTGGCTTACTTCTTGAGCCATTAACATAGGCATCTTAGCAGTCTTAGCTCCATCTCCGTGACTCAATCCAATTAGAGAATTTTTCCATTTAAAATATTTTCTAGGATTAGGATCAGCATCTACTTTAACTGCTTCAGTATTTCTATACCAGCTTTTTAATGCGTGAGCTAAATGGAATCCACTCATATAATCGTGATTGCTCATAGAGTGAATAGCTTCAACTGGAGCTATTTGAATTAACATCTCTATAATTTCTACATATAAAGAAAGAGCTTCTGTAAAGTGATTAAACCATTTACCATCTACATCTTGAGGAGTTCCTTTAGTAGTTCCATTAGTTGAGAGACTAGAGTCCGTGTGGAGTATATCATTTCCTATACAAAATATTATTTTTGATAAAGGAAATCCTTCAGCATTTCTTAAGATTCCTTTTACTCCTTCTCTTACTCTATCTTTAGCTATTTGAATATTATAGTTTTGATTAGTTTCTAAAACATCTGCATACTTTCCTATATGGACATCAGCTGGATTAATTATTAATAGATGGCCATCTTCTTTCTTAGGATAATCAATAGTAGGATAAGTAGGAGCATAATTTGAAATTAATTCTTCAATAGAATTTAAAAAGTCAGTTTGATTAATTTGATTAGGCCTAGCAGAAATAGAGAATTTTTGGCTTTTATACCAATACATTGAAACAGAATTAATATCTATTCCAGCAGCATTACATTCATCTTGAAGTAGAGAATTATTTTTTTTATCCTCTCTATATTTATCTACTAAATCCCATTCATCTTTCTTTAATCTATACCTCTTTTCTTCATTCATTTATTCTTCATCTTAGTTATAGTTCTTCCAACAAAATAAGCACCATAAATTGCTAATAATAATGAATTCCAAATTGGAACATAAATAGGATTTAATGTAAACTCTCTAAAATTCCCATCCATAAAAGATATTATTACAAATACTACAGTTACAAATATTAAAGACATTGGCCTTATATTTTTACTGAGCTTATTATCTCCTAAATTATCGGACTTCCATCTTTCTGTAACTTGATTAGAAGCATTTTTTTCAGCATCATTTAAAATACTCTGAAGCTCATTTTTTACTTTCTGAAGTTCTTCTTTGTTTGTTATTGTAGTATCTAAAATTCCTTCTGCTGACTTAAACAATCCAGAAAATATTCCTCCTAGTAAATCCATAAAGAATCTATTTTACTATTATCTACATCTGCGTGTATAAATCCACCTTTTTCTGATATTCCAACTCTTGTAAAACCAGCTTTAACTAATCCAGAAAATATCTTCATTCTTTCTAATCCATTACTGCAAGCTATATCTACTGCCAATCCTTTTAAGTGACTGCTATTTTTAGAGCTATTTTTTAATGAATCATTTTTCTCTTGACTTCTCCAAGAGCTAGTTAATTTGAAAGGAGTTTTAGATATTTCTCTTGCTTGATCCAACATCTTTAAAAGTTTTGGACTCATTTTATCATAACAAATAACTCCATCACAATTAAACTCTTCTATTTTAAAGTATTTCATTTTATATAATTTATTAATGCTTTTAGTCCAAGTTCCTAAATTAAACATTATTTTCTTTTCTTTCTATTATATAAATACTTATCTAAAGTATAAATTATAGTCAATACTAATAAAGCAATTTTTAAAATAACTTCTATATTTGCTAAACTTACAAAAGTAAAAGTTGTAGTATTTAATAAAATTACATCTGAACAATCTTTAAAGAATGATTTCATTTTTTAGTTTTTTCTAATTCATTTATTTTTTCAATAATTAAATTTAAAACTATGAGAACTTTCTCATAATCTCCAGACATAAAACTTTCATTTAAATCTATATTTAATTTTTTAATTTCTTCTTTTATCATAATAAATCGTATTGTAATACTATTACATAATTAGCTCTGAAGTTTCCTCCATTATTAGTAACACTATTAAAAGCTGGAAGAATAACATCTCCAGCACTTAAGCTAAAATTTCTTGTTAAGTCCTCTGCTTTAACTGGTCTTTGACTATAATTAGAATCTGGACCAGCAGAATTATCAGCAGCAGCATAAGCTCTTAAAGTAAAATCTTTAGTTGCATTATCATTATAAGTTGGAGTTCCTACAAAAAGTCCTATTGCACTTTGATGATTTCCTACTCTATAAGTTGTAGCTCTAAAACCTAATAAAGTACAATTAAAAGGAATAACTATACCAGTAGATTGAATAGCAGTAGAAATATTAGTAATTTGAGAAGTTCCAACTGTAGTTCCATTATCTGAAGTAACAGTATTCCAGGAATGATTACTTATTCCAGCACTACTAAAAGTAGTCCAATATTGACTAGCTCCAGCTTGACTAGAAAAATTAATAAACATCTGGCTCTTTCTTCTTCCTTGCTTGCTTATTTCGCTTCCTATTAATAATAAAGAGCTTCCTACTGGAATTTCAGAAGGAATTTCTAAAGTAGTTCCTCCAGGTCTCGTATCATAAGTAATAGTAGTAGCTCCAGCATCTATATCAGCATCTAATTCTATTAAAAAAGTAGAATTAAATTTATCTCTAATTATAAGACTTTCTCCAGATTTCATATCAAAAGGCATAGCTTCACACGATAAAGAGCCAGTAGCATTTCCTTCAGCAATTGGAGCAGTTAATTTACTTGCTTCCCATATTAAACTATATAAGCTTGTTTTCATTTTTTTTAATATGTATTTCCAACTTGATAAGTAACCTCAATCAATTCTTCCGTATCATTTAAGACTACTCCAGAGCTATCTTGAGCAGCCTTCCAATATTCTCCACTTATTTCATCTTTAGCAGCATTAAATTTATATCCTTGACAAACCATTCTATCCCCTCCAGAAGTGTTATCATCAAAAGCAATAGTTGGATTGAAAGAATGAGCTTGTTGATTTCTTAAAAAGATATTATACTCATTTAAAGGAATATAATTATTTTGTCCAAATAAAGCTTGCTGGCAAAATATATTAGTTATTCTAGATTCTGATCCAGCTTCCCAAGCTTGCCAATTCTCTTCTATAGTATCAAGCCAACTGCTCCCATTATTTATTCTTAATCTTCCCCAAGATGGAGCAGCAGTAGTTGGTCCATCTCCTAATAAGCATTCTCCTAAATCTTCTATAGTGTTAGCTATAGTAGAATCATTAGAAGAAGAGAAAGTTCTTTTAGCTTCTAAAGATTCATTAACAGTAAACTGAACAGCTGAAGGATAAGAAGTAGTATTAGCTATTTGTCTTATCTCATAATCAGTTGTGTAGTTATTAGCATACCAAGAACTCTCATAATAGTAAGCTCTAAATAAAACATCACCACTTGCTGGAAATTCTGTAGTTTGAAAAGAAGCTTGAGGATATTCTCCTAAATCTTGATATGAAAAAGTTGCATAATCCTCTACAAAAGAAGAATCAGAATTAAAGCTAGTTGCGTTAAGTTGCCAAGCTCCTCCATTCCAATAGTAACTCCCTACTTTTAAAATATATTTCACATAAAGATAGTCATAAGGCGATTGATATACTGAACCAGCTTTTCTTCTATATTGAAGCCTTTGAGTAATATTAATTCCACATCCAGATACTGCAACTACAAAGCCTAAATTATAAAGACCAGCAACTCCAGCTGTTGTTCCTGGCCAAACTGTTAGAGTTTCTGTTGCTGAGTAAAGTCCAGAAGTAGTCCAATTAGAATAAGTTGCTCTATATTCTTGAACTTTAGGAAGATGAGAATAAATTGCTCCGCTTAATTTTACACAGTTATGAGCATCAGAAACAGAGCCTAATTCCTTTACAAAGTTAGATTCTAATTGAGTTCCTCCTCCTATTTTACTTCCATCCTTTTCAAATCTTCTATAATATAAAATTCCATCTGTTAGATGAGCATACTGTTCTATATTAGTTATCCACCAATAACCCTTAGCTTGAACTATTTTAGCTCCAAAAGTCTTCAAAACTTGCTCCACAACTTCATAAGCAGTAATTGGATCAGATGATTCTATGCTTCCTTCATCTGTATATTCTAACCCCATAAAAGCATTAGCATAAACTGCTGAATATTCTAAAGGACTTACTGCTCCACTTGGATTAGGCATTGAATCTTCATACCAGTGTATTAATTCATAAAAACAACTTTCAGTAGAATTGAAAAAATCATAAGTTGGATTATAATATCTAAACATATTAGAAAGATGCTTAATCAAAGTTCTTAAATTTGTAACATCATCATTGACACCATTATAGATATCTTTATTAAATGGGACATCACGCATCAAAGACAAACCATCTACTGCAGTAAAATCAAAGAAATAAGGATAGCTAATATCTTTTCTTTTTTGAATATCAGCAACAATAACTCCTCTCCAGTAGTTTTGATAACTAACTCCAGAATTAGTAGAAGATTCTATTAAGACTTTATATCTTCCAGCATCAGCAGTTGATAAATTTGTTATCATAGCAGCAGCTGGATGAGAAGCATTAGGAATATTAAGCTCAAAATTTACTTTTGATGCTTGAATGTAATTATATCTTTTTTTGCCTTTTCCATCATAATTAAGAACAAATCCATCTGCTCCACAAGTAAGAGGATAATCTAAATCAAAAGACCCTTCAGCATCATAAATAGTAATTTTATACTGGACATCCTGGTCAGATTTAAATTCTGAGTGACATAAAATATATCCTAAAGCCATATTAAAAGAATCTTTTTTGCGTTGTTTCTTGTTGTTTATTTACTAAAAATATATCTTCTCCACTTATTATCCCTTCTACTATTACTTTTTGAGTAGACCCTCCAAGCATTCCATTAAGCTTAGAAAGAGGAGCAATAACTTCTGGGTCAGCAGCAGCTCCAGCATTATCACCAACTAAAGCAGCAGTAGGTCCAAAAGCTAATCCACCTTCTGCAAGAGCTGGAAGAGGAGCAGAAGCAATAGCTGCAATTTGAGCAGCACCAGCAGCTCCCATAGCTATAGCAACTCCTATATTAAATGGAGCGGGAATATTAGCTAAAGCATTAGTAACAGCCATAGCAGTATTAACTATAGCAGACATAATAGCAAATTTCTTATTAGCTTTAGCTTGTCTTAATTGGATTGCTTTTCTTTTCTTATCAGCTCCCTTTTCTATATCTGTAATTTTATCTTGTTTTTCTTTTTCAGTAGCTGAAGAATTTTCTATAGCTGCAATTTCTCTTTGTGTCTGCAAATCTAAGTGAGCAAATTCATTTGCAAATCTTTGATTAGAAGCTGCTTCCATTTGAGAAGTAATAGAGCTAAAAATTTCTCCTACTTTTTGAATTTTTTGTCCAGCAGTTTCTCCGAACTCTGTCCAACCAGCCTTCATCTTATCTAAAAGAGAAGCATTTTTTTCTTCTACTTTATCCAAAGAGGACATATCAAAAGTCTGAGGACCTATAGGAGTACCACCACCAGCTCCAGCATCAGTAGGAGTAGTAGGAGTAGCTAATCCTGGACCTCCTAACATTGATTTCATTTTATCAGCAATTCCTTGAGCTAAATCTCCAGCCTTATCTACTGCTCCTTGAACATCATCTTCTGTTATATATTCTATAGGATTTCCATTAATAGTATTATCGTAAGCAGTTTTCATATTAGAAGCTAATTCTTCTCCTAATATTTCTCCTTCATCAGCAATAACTTTCCCAATCCCTTTATAACCATCAACTACTGCATCAGCAAATTCTTCAGCTCCTTCCTTAACTCCAGCTCTATCAAGTTTTAAAGCAGATGCTATTACTTTTCCTACTGCTTTAAATTTCTTTATCCAAGTTCCTATAACTTCTTTAACTATTCCACTTAAAGCATTGAAAACAAATTTCGCTTCTGCCCAAAGATTCTTAAATACTAGAATAATTAACTCAACTCCAGCTCTAAAGAGCATAGAATTATTATAAAGGTCTATAAAAAAATTAACTAATTTAACTATTAAAGATTTTACTAAATCCCAATTTTTATAAATCATAACTCCTCCAGCAACTAAAGCAGCTATAACTAATCCTACTGGACTAAATAAAGCTCCAAAAGCTACAGTTAAACTTCCTACTATACTTAATATTGGACCAATAGCAGCAGCAACTAAACCAATTGCAACTATAATTTTTTTCGTGCTAGAATCTAAAGAAGTAAATCCACTAACTAAACTCTTAAATCCATTAACTAATTTTAAAACTACTGGCATTAAAATATTACCTATTTCTATACCAGCATTTTGTAAGTCAACAAAAGCTTGCTTAAGTTGTTGGCCAGCAGTTTGATTTAAAATCTGCATTCCATTATTAACATTCCCTTGAGAGTTATTCATCCCATCTAATACTTCTGCATAAGTATCAGCTTGAAGTCCCATAGTAGCTAAAGCTCCAGTTACTGCTTGTGAACTTCCAAACATTGAAGTCAAAGCTTCATTATTCCCTTCTAGATTTTTAAATAAGAATTGCAAAGTCCCCATAAGACTTTCATCCATCATTGATCCTAAATCATCAGTAGATAATCCTAATTGGTCTAGTATTTCTTTTTGCTTTTCACTAGGCTTTAAAAGTCCCATTATTAAAGACTTCATAGAAGTTAGAGTTCCAGAAGCATCTCCACTTAATTTAGACATAGTAGCAGAAGCAGCTCCTAATTCTTCAAAAGAAACTCCAGCAGCAGCAGCAACTGGAATAACACTTCCAAGCTTGTCCATAAACTGACCAGCATCAAATTTACCTTGCTTCAAAGTTTCGTGCAATAAATCACCAGCTTTAGCAGAAGTCATATTTTCATCACCATAAGCAGTCATTACAGAAGTAAGAGCATTAGCTATAGAATCCATTTCTCCCATTCCCATAGCAGCAGCTTTAGCAGATACATCTAAAGCAGCTAAAGCTTCTTCTCCTTTAAGGCCAGCAGAAGTTATAAAGAATAAACCATCAGCTAAATCTTTTTGAGCTATTGCAGTAGTTGAAGAAATCTGAGCAACTCCTTCAGAATATTGCTTCATCTGTTCACCAGTTGCTCCAACTAAAGTCATTATTTTAGTCATTGAACTCTCAAAATCAACAGCCATTTTTAAAGAAGCACCACCAGCTAAAGCAAGAGGAGCAGTAACAGAAGTAGACAATTTAGAGCCTACATTTTTCATCTGACTCCCAAATCTCGTTAGGCTTTTATTGACTCTTTTTATGCCCTTTTGAAAGCTTGAATCATTAAGACCTACAAATATATTTAAACTCTTTTTTCCCATTTTGGAATTATTTACTTGCTTTTTTCAATTTCATTTTTAAAGCACTTTTTAAGCTATTTAAGAAACTTTGCCTATTCTGACTAATCCATATATCAAAAATACGAGAAGTCCTATTAGAATAAAATTACTAGATAAGCTTTTTTAGTGTTTTTTTAGCATTAAACTTTCTAATCCTATTTCCTTTTTTTCTTTATTCTTATTTTTTTCTGCAAATTTTGCTGCTTTTTTAGCTGCTAAAATTCCTTGTTTTCTTCTTTTTTCTATATCTATTTCTCCTTTAGATTTTCCATCAATTGGAAGATACATTATATCAGTTGGCTTCATTGTTGATCCCTTTTTTAAATGTGGCTTTAGTATATAACAAGCCAAAGTTCTATTAAGATTCCAGCTATGAATCTGCTCATCTTCTAACCTTTCTAAATATCCTCTTTGCTTTAATTGAAATTCTCTCATTGTTAAATTCCAAAAATCTTCTGGATTAATATCCATTCTTCCATAAGCATAAGATTCAAAATCTTCCCAGCTTAACTCTTTTTCTTTTTGGGAAGAGTATCCCCTTTTGCGTTTCCCTTTTCTTCTGTATTAAATTGAGAAGAAAATATATCCATAGCTCTAGTCAATAAATCCATATCATCATCTAAAGCATCAGCTATATCTTCAATTGTCAATTTACAAGGCTGACCAGCTTTTCTCCCTCCATCATCTAAACCAGCTTTAACTAATTGAATAGAATCTTCTAAGCTCATATCATTACCTAATTTAGATAAATCATTAAGAGTTTTATTAGTAGCCTTACAAAAGAGCCTTAAAGAATTCATTCCATAACGAATAGCAAATTCTTTATTATTGATTGTTATTAATTCGTACATTTTAAATTTTTGTTGATTAGTAAAAATTGAAAGGGAGAAGGACCGAAGTCCAACCCCAATCAACAGAATTTAGGAAGTTGTAACAGTTCCAGTCATTTCAAAAGAAGCAGAAAAAGTAGAAGAATCTTCTACTCCAGAATCCATACTTAAAGAAGTAAGGTATCCAGTTCCTTGATAAAATTGGTCAGAAGCATCAGAAGTTCCAAATTTAACAGTTAAAACAGTTCTAGCCACCCAAGCAGCAAAAAGCTCTTCAAATCCGTTAGCTGCATCTAAAGCAGTCATTCCTTCACATTCTATAGTATAACTTCTTTGTCCTTCTAAAATCTCTCTGTAACCAGCTGAGTCTTTTGTAGACGCATCTCTAGTTTCCATAGAGAAAGAAATAGAAGCAGAAGTAGAATGTGTAATCGCAGTACCACCTATGAAAACTAGTAAGTCAGTACCATTAATAATTCCAGTTGTAGCCATTTTTTTCTAATTAGATATTAATATTAATTTTATTATCAGATTTTTTTACTTTTTCTTTTTGAGTAAATAATCCTTTCTTTTCAAGCTTTTCAAATAGTTCTTGGTCTATGTTAATAATCGTGCCAGAAGGAACAGTTTTTAGTCCTTTTCTTTTCCAATCTTTTTTTAATTCTATTTTCATAATAAATTTTTTAAAGTTAACCCCTTTGTTGTCTAAATTGATAATTCATATAACTAACATAAAGACCTTGCTCATCAAAATCTTCTATAAAATCTTGTCGCATATCTTGAAAAGAGCAAGATTGAAGCTTTACCTTATTACTTCCAGTTGAAGGATAATTTCCTGGAGTTACATAATCTAAAGCAGCTCTTACTTTATCTTGCCCATCTATTAAATCAGAATAATCTTTATGGAATATAGCTATTTGAACTTGTAAAACATCTAATTTAGAATCTCCATTAGCTCCTTTTGTATTAGTAGGCTCTGTATCCGTTATAGTATAAACTATAATAGGATAAGTAGTAGTATTAAATCTTGCTTTATTAGGTACAATTCTACCTCCATAAATAGCAAGAGTATCTCCAGTATTAAGTAGAGAATATATTGCTGCTCCTATGTTTCCCCAAGTTGCCATTATCCTATATTTATTCCTTGTTTATCTGCTCCCTTTTTTATCTCTGCAAAAATCTTATTATAAAGCTGATTCATAACTTGACCTCCATAAGCTGAAGCTACTTTAGGAAGTAATCCCAATCCAGGCTTCATATTTCCTCTATTAAATGGCTTAAATCCATATTCTAAATAGTAGAAATAATATCCACTTTGCTTCTTTGCCCAAGCTTCTCTATCTTTTTGATTCTGCTCCCTTTGAGCTTTATTCTGTCCCTTTTTATTTTTAAACTTAGTAGGAGGATTTACTTTTGGACCTACAAAAATAGAAGGCCTTCCATTATCATCTAACCTTCTGCTTCTAAAAAGATTGATAGATTTTTTTAATCTACCACTATCTTTAGCTTGAGTACCTATTGCATTTTTTAATCCAGTCTTTAAAGGAGCTGCTGCTTTTTTCATTCCATTAGCTATAGCAGTATTCTGTTTAGAAGTTTTAGGAAATACTTTTTCTAAACTATTTATAACATCTTTTAATGTTTTTTGATCCAAATAAAAATCTCCTTCTCTAGCCATTATATACTTCTTGATTTTTCATATTCTGCAAAGATTCTCATTCCTTCTTTTCTTCCTATTTCTTCAACTCCTCTAATCCAATATTTTTCATTTGATTGAGCTATCTGGAAATAATAGCCTGGCTTCCATAAAGTTTCATTATATCTAGCAACAAATTCAAAAGAATTTTGATTAATCATAATGCTTCCTCCTTGCTCTACAATATCTGATTTCTTAGGTATTTTTTTAACCCAAGCATTATCTAGAAAAGTAGGAGCTGATTCATTCACATCATAAGCACCAAATTCATTTTGACTTATAGCTCTACTATAAATCCCTACTAGTCTATCTAATCTTCCTATATTCATTATATAACTACTACTCTATAAGGATTCATTAAATGTTCAGCAGTTTGAGGAACATCATAAGGCTTGCCACCTCCTACTATTACATTTTGTCTATTTTCGTAAAGATGGCCAATAGTTAAAAGTATTGCTTGATAAATTGGTCTAGGCAATTCTTGAGCTACAGTAGGTCCAGCAGCTAAATCTATTTTAATAGCTGAAGGAATGCTATCAGAAGTAGAAGGAAAGCTATTATTTTCTTTTAAAAATACTCTAGTTGGAATAGAGCTAGTATCTACATTATATAAAGTATTAGATAAAACTTGAAGAGAATCATTATTATCATAATAATTTATTACAAAATTTCCAGGCTTATAAACTCCGTAAAGATATATCACTTCATTATCTGGAAATTTATCCATATGATATTCTAAAGCAGTATTAGTAGCTAAAGTAAATCCTACATAACTTTCACATATAGCTCTAGATACTGATATTAAAGTAGTTATATAAGTATCATCATTAGTAAAGCTAGAATCTATTCTTAAATGTTCTTTTGCTTCAGCTAAAGAAACTAATTCAGTAATAGAATTATTAGCTCTCTCTCTTAAAGAGCCATAATTTACCAGCTTGTGAGAATGTATAAAGTTATTAATCATATTTTTTTTTATAAAAAAAGGGAGTGAGTTTCCCCAACTCCCTTTTAAAATTAAAGACTACTATTAAAGTACAGTAGTATATTTAACGAAAGATGCACCAGAAGCTACACCAAAGTCAAAGTGATTATTCATTACTAATCTAACTTCATTATTAGTTGCTCTAGAGTAAGGATCAACCATAATGTTACTTGGGCCAAAGGTCGCAAAGAATACACGGCTAAAGTCTCCAAATAAACCATCAGCAGAAGTGATAGGAGGACCACCAGCAGTAGCAGTAGCATTAGTAAAGTAACCAGGATAGCCAGCTAATTTATCATCCATATATAAAGGACTAACATTAGCAACTTCAGAAGCAGCTTTGATATTAGAGTATAAAGCCCAGTTATTTACAAAAGCTAAATTTCCATCTAATCCGTGATTATTAGCAATAGTTTGAATTGCTTCTAACATATCAGAAGCAGCACCAGCAGCACCACCAGCAGCAGACTCAGTAAAAGTCAAAGTTCCAGCAGTTCCAACAATACAACCAGGAGCATTAGCAACATTAGCAGAAGCAAACATAGCAGCATCTATCTGAGTTGACATATTACGACCTAAGTCATTCATTACAGAAGCTTCAGCAGCTGGTCCATTTTGAGCTAAGATTACATTAGACAAGTTAGCATATCCAGTTAATCTTTTTGGAGAAAGAGTTACTTTTCCAAAGTCAGCACCACCATCAGCAGCAGCACCTACTTCTGTTTGCCAAGCTACAGTAGAGCCACCAGCAATAGGAAGAACAGTATCAGCAGCAACAGTTCCTAGATTTTGAACACCAACTCTATTCCATAAGCCAGCAGCTTGTAAAGAGTCAATATATGCTCCTACAGAAGTAGGCTGGATAGCAGAATTAGTTTGGTCAATTGCTCTCTTTTCAGTCATCCAAGATGGCATTCCAATACCTTGCATTCCTTTTCTAGCTTCTTTTTCAGCTTCTTGATGAAGTTCAGCTTCTAATCCAGTAAGGCTTCCACCATTACGAATCTCGTTAACTGCCTTAAATAAAGACCAGCTTCTTCTAGCATCAGTTTCTTCAGCAGATAAAGGAGTAGATTTTACTTTTTCTTGTTGTAATGCTTCAAACTTTGCAGCTCTTTTAGCATCAGCAGAATAGCCATCTGCTTTTAAATTCAAATCATCGAACTTAGTTTGCTCATCTGAAGTTAAATCTCTTTCCTCGCTTTTCGCAAGATTTACAAGATTTTCCATAGATTCAACAACTTCAGAACGACTCTCTAAATAAGATTTAGAATTTTTCATTTTCAGTTATTTAATTATTAATTATTGATTTTGATTTTCAATCTCAATTCAGCTAGATTTCTTTTATGAAGGTCTAGCTCTTCCTTCTTATTTTCTAGAAGTTCTTTTTCAAGATTTTCCTCTAGTTTTTCTTTTGTTCTTTTTTCTTTCCATTCTTCCATAGACCTTAGGCCAACAGTTGCTTCTTCATAAGCTGGATAGACTACTGCTGATACATCAAATAATTGAGATACTTTATTAATAGTTCTAACAACTCTTCCTTCTTTTTCTTCCCAAGAATCATCTTCAATTCTAAAAGCAAAAGAGCTTTGAGTTATATCTCCTCTTTTTAAACTTACTGCTAAATCTCTTCCAGCTTGTGTATTAGGTAAATTAACAGAATATCTTAAACCTCTTTCATCTATAGATAAAGATAAAGTATTAGCAGTAGTTCTACCATAAATATAATTAGGGTCGTGATTTAGTAAAAATCTAACATCATCTTCAGTTCTTCCATCAAAAGCATTTCTTCCAATATATTCAACAAAGCCACCTAAATCATTACTTTCAGAATCAAAGATACTAGCATAGCCTTCTACAATAGTTTCATCACCTTCAGCTCTAACTTCTAAATTTTGAATATTTAAATATCTAGTTTCTTTGTTAGATATGCTTCTTTGATAAAGTTCGACATTAGGAGAATCTTCAACCTCTTCTTCAACCACTTCTTCAACTTCATCTTCTGTAGAAATAACATCATTCATTTCTTCATCGTGACCTTTTGCAAAGTGAATTATAATTGATTCATCAGTTTCTTCAATTTTTTCAATATGCCTTTTTGATTTTTTATTTTCCATATCTTTTATATTAATAGAATTTTCTTCATTTTCTATTTCTTTTATTTTTCTTTTAGTCCAACTAAATCCAGGATCACCTCCCCACAATCCCCAAGCAATTCTTCCAGCACTAGGATAACCATCTTCTCCAGGCCTAAATCCTTCTGCTTCTTTGTCAATTTCGTGCCTACTAAAATAAGAGAACATTCTCTTTATAGTATCAATAGAAAGATTAACTCTATTCTTTAAATCTCTTGCTCTTGCAACTCCTATATCTGTTCCCCCTCTTCCGAACTCTGCTCTCCATTCTAAAGCTTGTTCAGCTTCATTAGCCATTTCTTGAGTAGGCTTAGTATTTATATCCCTACTATTCACTATCTAAATTAATATTATTTAGTGGCTGGAAATTTAATGGAACAAGATGCTCATCCCCATTTTCTATAGGATTCATATCTTCAAATCTTCTAACTTCATTAATAGAGAATACTCCAGTTTGAAGCATCTCTCTATAGAAGTTTGCTCTAGCTTGTGAATCTCCTCTTAGTAAACCTTCGACTGACATCTTTGTATAGTAAGTCCCTCTTTCAGATTCTCGAAATAATTTGCGATTCAACTCACTTTCTATATTAACTAGATAAGGTCTTAATGTAGTTCTAACAAATTCAATAGATAATTGCTCCATTGAATTGTAACTAGCTTTTGATAAATCTCCTATAAGATGAGGAGGAACACGAAAGATTCTAGCAATTTCTTGAACTTGAAAAAGTCTAGAATCTAATAATTGTCTATCTGAAGCTGGAATAGAAATAGCTTTAAAATCTAAACCCTCTTCTAAAATTGCAGTCCTATTCGAATTATAAGGACCACTATAATTATTATTCCAACTAGCTTTTAATCTTGAAGCTGCTTCTTCACTTAATTTTCCTGGATGCTTTAATACTCCAGCTACTTGAGTAGAATTTCCAAAGTAAGAAGTTGCAGTAACATTAGCTCCAAGAGATAATCCTATAGTATCCGCGTGAACTCTTAAAACTGATTTTCCTTTAATACCATCATAACCCATTCCAACAAAGTGAAGCATATCATATTGAGGAATCGGAGAATCATATTCTTCTACATTATAATAAATAACATCATCAACCTTAACCGGGTTAACATCTTCTGGATTTAAATAACATAATTCTATAGGCCTTAAAGAAGAATCTCTTTTAATTAGAAAATAACTATTTCCGTGAATAAGAAGATTATTCATTAGACATTCTCTCCAAATAAAAGAGGTCATATATGAATTAGGCTCATAAGCTAAAAGAGAATATATTGGAGAAGATTTATCTACTCCTCTATTTCCATTTTCATCTTCTTTAAATACTCCAATTGGTAAACTAGCAACTGCTTCAGAAATAACCCTAACACAAGCCCAGACTGCTGAGAAATTTAAAGCAGAATTTTCATCTACTGCTACACCAGAATTAGCTTGAATTCCATAGCTTGACTGCATAACAGTTGAAGAATTATGGCTTCGCTTTTCTGATTTGAAGAAATCTAATAATCCCATAGGTTATCTTTATTTTACAAATATAATATAAGTAGGTATAAAGTTAAAAGCAAATTATAAGAAAGTTAATCCTCTATCATTATAAGAAGAATCATCTTCAAAATCTGCATTCATACTAGCACCAATTGCCATTATTAAAGCTACTACTCCATCAATCTTCTCAGTAGATTTTGATTTATCTGGCTTAATATTATCTGAAGCATCTACTTTCATTCTTAAATTACTTACCATCCATCTTAAAATAGGATTCCCTCCGTGATTAAGTTCTTTGTTTAAAACAATTTTTTCTAAGTGTTTTGTTGGCTGGCTCATAGATAAAAATCCTTGCCCATAAGGATTCATAGGAATTCCTTCATTAACACACGAAATCACTAATTGGCTGGCATTCCATCTATCATAATTTACGCATTTTAAATCTACTATTTCTGCAATCTCCATTATCTTAGCTTGAACAAAATCATAATCTGTTACATCTCCTGGAGTAAGTTCCATAAAGCCATCAGAAGCCCAGCCCATATAATCAACTCCATCTCTTCTACTTCTAATAAAAGCATTCTCTTTAGGAGTAAAGAAATAAGGGACAACAGTATATTTATCATCCTCTACAAATAATAAAACCAAAGCAGTAACATCTCGAATAGATGCTAAATCCAATCCAGCATAACAAGGAACATTTTTAAAATCATTAATATTAACTGGTCCAATATTGCACTTCATCCAATCCTTATCACTTATCCACTTTTGCTCTGAACTCATCCATTGATTAAGATGCAGCATTCTGAAGCTGGCTTCTGCTGAAGGCATTCTTTGAGCCTTCTCACATTCATTTCTTAAATAATCTATTTTAACTATTCCACTATCTAATCCAGGATTAGCTTTTCTCCAAGATTCTTCAGTAGTCCAATCATCTTCTAAAGGAGTAGCAAATTCACAAAAATAAAAAGTTGGATCATCTATTATTCCAGCCAATACTTTTTCTCCATATTCTCTAACTCGATAGCAAATAGAATTCTTATTATATCCAGCAGTAGTAATAGCAATAGTCAAAGGAGCTAATCTTGAAGCTACAGAAGTAGTTAAAGCATTCCATAAAGAATCATCTCGCTGGACAAAAAATTCATCCATACAAATGAAGCTTGCGTTATAACCAAAGGAAGTAGCAGCATCTGAAGAAATAGTTTTTAAGAAGCTTGAACTCTTTTCGTGTGTTATTGAATTTCTATAAACCTTTAAATTTGAGCTAAGATTTTTATCCATCTTAACCATTGAAGAAGCTTGAGAAAAAACTATGTTTGCTTGTTGTCTATCTCCAGCTGCTAAGTAGCATTCAGCAGAAGGCTCTTTATCTCCAAATAACATATAGAGACTGAGAGCAGATATAAGAGTAGATTTACCATTCTTTCTAGGAAAGGATAAGTAAGCAGTCCTAAATCTTCTAGTATTATTTACCCTATTCTTCCATCCAAAAATATCTCTTACTATTTTCTTTTGCCAAGATTCAAGAATAAAATTCTTACCCCCATATTCTCCTTTAGAATGCTTAACAAAATTCTCAATAAAATAAACTACTCTATCAGC